TCAGACCTGGCGGGCGACGCGGGCGAGGGCCTGGTCCTTCATGGCGCTGCCGCGCGAGCTGCCCAGCCAGTAATTCACCACCTGCATCTGGGCCGCCGCCAGCACGCCCATCAGCGTGTCGACGAACTTGCTGTCGGCGCCGGGCAGGATCCGCGTCAGGGACACGTAGAGCATCACCGCAAAGGCGACCGTGATGATGATGCTCACGACGGGCGAGCCCCAGGCGATCGCCGAGCCGGCCTCGGCCAGGCGCGACGTCTGCTCGCGGGCGCTCTGCACGTCCTGGATCAGCGCCAGCGTCTCGGCCTTTTCGTCCTGACGGGCCTGCGCCTCGGCCTGCAGCACCGCCAGCTTGAACTGCAGGGCGAGGGCGGGATCGCTGGAGATCGCCCGCTCGATCGACGCCGGATCGTCAGTGCCCAGCACGTCGCGGGCGATGCCCGTGACCGTCTCGACGGCCTTGCCGGTCTTGTCGCCGAAGATCCACGAGGCGATCGACGGCAGGGTTTCGACCAGGACGCCGGCCACGCCGGCGGCGATGAGGGGGAGCGGCATCTAGGCGGCCTCCAGCTTGACACCCAGCGCGGCGAGGGTGGCCGGCCCGGCAACGCCGTCCTCCGAGAGCCCACGAGCCCGCTGGAAGGTCATGACGGCCTTCTCGGTGGCGGGGCCGAAGTCGCCGTCTGCCGCCACGCCCAGGGCGCCCTGGAGCTTCCTGACAGCCTCGCCCTTCTCGCCCTTGACCAGGATGCCGTCGGCCTCGGCCGGCGCCAGCGCCGCATGGGCCGCCACGGGCGTGCCCGGCGGGCGCCAAAATTCGGTGAGGCGATTCGCCCAGCCCTCGGCGAAGACCGCCTGCGACGGGTCGCGGGAGATGATGCGCAGGAAGTTGTCCAGCCGCTCGCAGATCAGCGGCCAGAACAGCGTGGCCTGGTCGACCGTGCCCAGCTTCTGCGCGCCCAGCACCACCATCAGCGCCTTGAGGGCGCGGCCGGGGCCGGAATTGACGGAATAGTCGAACAGGAACTCCAGCACCTTCGGATCCTTCACCGCCTCGAGCCCCCGGAAATAGACGTTGCGATAGATCACCCGGGCCTCGTCCTCGGTCAGCAGCGACACCTGCCAGGGCGTGACCGGCGTGCGCCGCCAATCGGCCAGGGTGGCCTGCGTGATGCCGTACTTGGTCGGGCCGCCATGGTCGGCCGGATGGTCGACATAGCCGCCCTCGCGCTCGATGACGCGGGTAATCAGGTCTTCCACTGCCTCGTTCATGATGCCTCCTACTTGGTCGGGAACTTCTGCGACGCGAACAGGACGAGCGCGCCGATGATGACCAGGGCGATGCCCTGGCCGATCTGCTTCAGGGCGCCGTTGCGGACCATGCGGTACATGCCGAACAGGTCGCGCAGGCCGCGGATGTGATCGGGGGCGTCGGCATCGCCCAGGCCGACGCCGGCCAGCGCCTTCTTGGCGCCGCGCTCAGCCGCGTCCTCGAGCATCGCCTCGAGGGCGGCCTTCGGCATGGTGACGATGTCATCCATCACGCTCTCCGGGTTTCCCCGCTCACAGGCGTGGCGGCGTGCTGCTTCCCGGTGGTCCGGTGCAGTTCGGGCGTCAGCCACTTCGCGACATCGCCGACCGTCTCGCCCGCATCCTTCGGCGCGACGCCGAAGCTGCCTTCGACGAAGGACAGCGTTTGCTCGACGTCGACGGGCTCCATGTGAAGCTCGCGCCATGTCGTGCCGGGCTCGACCTGCCCAGGCTCGACGCCCATCTGCAAGCAGATGATGCCGCGCAGGCGGTCCATGACCTCGTCCATCAGGAAACGCTCCCCTCGAATGCCATGGGCCAGCGGAATCGCGGCAGGCCCGTCAGGTAGGTTCCAAGCTGCTCAGAGGCGCGGAAGTTGATGGCCCGGCGCTCGGACACGTCGAAGTCGGGGCCGCTGCCCGAATAGCCCAGCAAGCCCGCGCTGTAGCTCGCCGCAACGCCCGTGCCCGTGCTCGCCGTCAGGCGGACGGTGTACGCGTCGGGAAAAGTCACACTGTCGACCGTGATTGCCCCGCCGCCGGCCGTGGCATTGAGCGCGATACCGCGACCCGAGCGAAGCAGCGTATCGGTGTTGTCGGCCTCGATCGGCTCGGCAAACACGAAGTCGTAGACATCGGCATTGCGCGTGACGCTGACAGGCCGCAGCAGCGTGTGCGGAACGCCCGTCATCGTGTCGCCGATGATGTGGCCGATCTCCTCACCGATCATTTCGGCCATGCGCGCGCCGTAGTGGAGGCCGTCATGATAGACCCGGCGCACGCCTCGGTACCAAGTCGCCCAATACATGTCCCCGATCACGGTCCAGCCGGAAGCCGTCAGCGACAATTCCATGGCCGCCCGTACGGTGCCGTTCATGCGAGAGGTCGGGCCGGTCGCGGCGGGATAGGTGAAGTAATGAATATTGGTCGTCGCGCCAAACAGGCCCTGAATGGTCGTCGTGCTATCGGCCTTCTGCCCGGCATATTCAGCCACGATGGACGCGACGCTATCGGCGCCGCCGCCGAAGTCGGGGTCTTCAAGCCACACAACGTCCTGCACGGTCCAGCCTTGGAGGCGCGCGACTTCCTTGGCCGCCGTCAGGCCCGTGACGACATCATCGAATTGGGTGTGGCCGTTGGCCTGGGGAACCGACGGCGTCTTGCGCCGGCCCTTGATGCCGATACCTCCCACAGCGCAGTTGATGTTGAGGAACAGATAGTTGGCCGGGAACCGCGTCTTGAGGTGCCGGATCGCCGCCTCGCCCGGCGTGAACAACGAGGCGCCGGTAATGAACTGGCCCGCCTTGGACGGCATGACGCCCTCGGGAGTTGGCCACACCTGATCGTCAAGGTCCTCATTGCCGCCGAGACGGTCGCGCCCGCCGCGCACGTCGTTCTGTGTGAATTTGCCCGGCGCGATATCCAGTGCGACTCGAGGCATACGAAACATAAGCTCGCGCGGCTCGCCCGGTGGGCGTGAGATATAGGCCGCCGGCAGAACGAAGGACGTGTCGTTCTCGAGGACGCTGATCTGGCTATTGGACCCGGCAAGCCACGACTGGCCAGACTGCACGAAGGGCACCAGCTTGTATTTGCTGCGGGTCAGCAGGCGCATCTTGGCGTCGGACGGATAGACCGTGTAGACGCCCCACCCGCTCACGGTGCCGTCGACCGGGCCTAGCAGGCATTCAGCGGCGTCGCTGAATGGCATCGTCGTGGTCGCAGTGACGATGGCGAGCCCATTCAGGCAGACGCTGATCGTGGTGGCGTTCCAGCGCACCACCAACTTGGACTTGAGGCCGGCGGCCAGCGAGCCGGTGTCGATCGCCACGTCGGTATCAGGCACCCCCGCGCGCGTAACCCTCAGCACGATATCGGTGGTGTTCTTCCACACGACCTGCACCATGTTCGTGGGCGACGCGATGGAGCGGATCGTGATTGGCATATAACTGGCGACGCGCTCTCCCGGCGAAAACTCGATCAGCGCAGCGCCCCGCGTGCCCTTGAAGCCGGGAGCGCGGGCCGTCAGAACGTCGGCGACTGAGGCATTGTTGTCGTTCTTCGTCAGAACTGGCTCGCTGATCGCGAACCAGTGATTGAAGGTCGTCGAGGCCGCCGGCACAAGCTGAATGCCCGCCACGGCATAGGCGCAAGACGCATTCGCCGCCGTCAGGTTGGCGACCTTGCGGCGCAGCGTGCCGTCGATGCCGATGGCGGGCGAGGTCCGCGACGCCAGGACGGTCGTTCCATTGGCGGCAATCTCGCGGGCGAACAGGACTTGCGTGCCGAACTGCGCCCAGTTGCCGGCAGCGCCGCCGGTCGGATGCATGGCGCCAATCCAGACCGACCAGCCGAGCTTGTCGGCGTTCACGGCGGGAACCGCCGTCAGGGCGTTGAGGTAGATGAACTGGCTTTGTGGTGAGCCATCCGTCGTGCCCGTCAGATTGAAGTAGCGGACGGTGCGCAGAACGCCGTCGTCGCCCATCACTTGGGCGGTTGGGCCGGTATTCAGCACCAGAGGCGTCGAAGCCGAATTGTTCGACATGCCCGTTGGAGGCGTGCCGGGTGTGCCCTGCGTTGCGCCGCTCAGGGTCGGGTTGGGGTGGATGTTGAGCGAGGCGTCGGGTGTCGTCGGGTTGAGGATGACCGAGGGGATGGCATGAATGCCGTTGGCCTGGTCGGGCACGATGACGCGCACGGTGAAGGCCACCGCACCGCCGGCCGCCGACGTGATGCGCAGTCCGTGGCGGGCAAAGAACGCCGTCGCCTCGACCATCACGTATTCGTAAGGATAGGACCGAACTTCGCTGTCGATCTCGATCGAGGTGGTAGGTACTTCCTGCACGATGGTCGCGCCGGCAGTGCCGCACTCGCGCGTGCATTGCTTGAAGGCGCGAACGTTCGTCATATCGCCGGCGTTCAGGCCATAGCGCACCTCCGCAACGAGCTTGTCGCCCTGCACCGCCGGAAATGTCGTCGTGCCGTTTAGAAAGATGAAGCTCGACGCCTCCGCGACCGTCGAGCCCGACACCTGGATATCGAAGGCGAACAGGTCCGGCCCGATCTGGGTCCGCGCCACGATGGCCATGGTAATGCCGGCGGCGGGTGAAAGCGTCCAGTCGATGCCGCTATAGGCCCCGGCGACGTAGTTGGCGACGCAGTTGCTGTTGGGGATGCCGTTGGTGCGCGCCCGGTCGGAGCGAACGCCCAGATTGGTCCGACGCAGGGTGTTGACCGCAAAGCGCGTGACGTTGCCTGACTTGTCGACCGCCGTTCCGCGCGATGAGGCGCGCACAGCCGTACAGGTCAGCCGGCGCCACTCGCGGGAGCGGAACGTGAAATCGCGCGCCGCCTTGGCACCCGGTGGCACCCAGCCCGGCGGTCCGCTGAAAAGTACGACATCGCTCGCCATCTTACGGCTGCACGTTCAGCGTGAGAGTGCGGTCGGCGCTCTGCGTCTGCGCCGTGCCGGTGTCGTCGCTGCACGTCTTGAACTTGAGAAATCTCAGGCCGTCGAGGTGGCGCGGCTCCAGCGTGACCACGATTGACGCGGCGATGGCGTAGCGAATTGGCTCGGCATCCTCACAGACCGGGAGATACGTCCCCGCCAGCGACTCGGCTGAATGGATCTCCATATAGGTCCCGGCGAGAGAGGCCGGCGTTCGGATGGAGGCCAGACGGCCACCGATCTGCACGGCGGCCGACAGGCTGTCGAGGTTGGCGATGATGACGCTGGCCGAGGACGGAGCGCCGCCAGTGACCGGAAGCGGAAAGGCCTCCGACACCGGCTGACTGCTTCGGCTGCCATCGGCCCGCTGATAGGACATGTCGCTCATGCTGCTTCTCCTTTGCCGCTCACCGGCGCGGCCATTCGAACGAGATGACGGTCGCCTTCACGGCGACGGACGCCTGGGTGGCGCGCATCGCGACCTGGCCGGACGTGTTGGTCAGCACGCGATGCTGGCTCTTGATGACCGACGTGTACGACTGCACGAAGCCGCCACCACCCGACATCGTGATAGCGAGACTGTGGCCGCTGACACCGATGCCGCCGCCGCTGGCCGGCGCAGCATCGGCCTGGTCGTGGTTCACGACGTCGAGGAACACGCCATTGGTGCCGGTGAACTCCACCGACAGGTTCACATTGAGGCGCAACCCCAGCGGCACGCGCGCCAGCGCCACGTCCGAGCGCGAGGTGCCGACCGTGGCAGACACGTCGGTGGCCCGCGTCGCCCAGGCGATCTCGACGCCGCCCCCGGCCGTCTCATGGACATTCACCGCGACCAGCGCCCCGGCGCTGCGGCGGATCCAGCCGAACAGGCCGCTCTGCGTGTAGCCCGACGGCAGGGTCGGCGCGGTGCGCGACAGCGAGCTCAGCACGCGGACGGTGCCCGCGGTCGGGTTGCGCACCAGGTGCAGCCAGTAATCGGCATCGCCCACCGCGCCGGTGTCGAGCGTGCCGCCGGCGGCGAAGAGCGTTTCGATCTCGAGCGCCGTGCCGCCCGCATAGGCGATGTACCGCGCACCGTCGCCGGACATGACGCCACCCGCCGCGACGTCGAACGTGTTGGCGCCGTTCTTGGCCCAGGTGAGGCCCTGGATGGACATGGCATTGGCGCGCTCCACGTCGAGCGTGTCGCGCAGATCCTCCGCGCCGATCGCCGCCACGAGGCCGGCCGCATCGGCCACACCGATCAAGGTCTGGAACCAGGCCGAAAAGCCCAGCGTGTCGCGCGTCGCCGCGGCATCGGCCGCCAGCAGGAAGCTCTGCATGAAAGTGCTGACCGGCACCGCGGGGCTCAGGGTGACCAACTGCACCACCGTGAGCGCGCCCTGCGCGTCGAACGCCACGATGCCGTTGGCGCGGCGGGCGGCCACGGGCAGTTCGGTCAGTCCCGCATTGTCGGCCAGCGGCGCACGAATCGAGCGATCCGACCGCACGGCCATCGCCACGAGATCCGCAAAGGCCCGGTCGAGCTGGCGGCCGACCAGATTCGCCGGCAACGGACCGGAGGCCGGCAGCGGCTCGAGCTGCGTGAGCTTGGGCACGCGATAGACCACGACCTTGTGGCCGCTGGTCAGGCCGGCGGCCACCGCGACCGTGGCACCGCTGCGGTTGGTCGCGAGCGACACCGTGAAGGCGGGCGCGTAGATCACGCCCTCGCTGTCCACGGCGTAGAGGGCCAGCGCCGCGCTGTCGAAGACCGGCGCGTTGACGTTGAAGCTGCCGCTCGAGCCGGAAGCGGTAAAGGTCCAGCGGCCGGGATCGGTCGGGAAGGTCATGGCCGCGCTCCGCCAGCGGAGCGCGGTGCAGAAAAGATGAAGGTGTTCATGCTGTCCCTCACAGGTGCGCAATTGGAACCGTGCGGCCTCCCGGGCCTGATTACAGGCCCTGCCGGCCGCCTGAGCGCTGGCGCGCTCATGGAGCCCTCATGGGTGAGATGCCGGCCGGCGGCGCCACAGGCTGGGCGCCCGGCGGCATGGGTCGCGCGATGTCGGGAGTCTTGATCTGCTGCTGGCCCTCGAGCCGGGCGCGGCGCTCGGCCTGGACGTCGCGCTGCTCGCGCCAGGCGGCCTGGAACAGGGCGAAGGACGGGTCGGCCAGGATCGCGGCCTGCGCCATCTTGCGATATTGGAGGATGATGCCCTGGATCATGACGGCCTTGCCGCCCTCGGGACCATTGCCGCTCATGTTGTAGGCGACCGACAACGGATGCCGGCCGGTCACAAGGGCGTCGAGATAGTCACGCGCGCCCATGCCAAAGGCCGGATGCTTCAGCTCGTTCCCCGCCAGCACGACATAGCGGTCGTAGACCTCGGGGAAGTCGCGGAAGTTGACCGCCACGCCCTCGACGTTCGTCTTCTTGTCGATGCGCTCGACGTTCAGGCCGAGGCGCTGCATTTCGGTGTCGATCGGCGAGACCTTCATCTCGCTCGCCCGCATCGGCGCCAGCGTGTCGTAGACCATGCCCATGCCGGAGGCCGGCCGGCGCTCGACGCCCCACAGATCGCGCGCCGGCACCATGCCCTCGGTGAGGCCGGGCAGCCGCCCCCGCACATAGTCCCACGCCTTGAAGTTCTCGCGCAGCACCGGGTCGGACATCGACTTCATGGCGGCGACGCCGGCCGGCACGAAGCTGCCCATGGTCGAGCCGACATAGCCGAAGGCCTTGCGGTTCGGATCTTCCAGCGTCCACATCAGGTCGGCCAGGCCGCGCAGGTAGGTCTTGTTGACCGTCGTGCTGGCGATCGCGCCGATGCCGGCGGCCAGCAACTCGGAGAATTCGTCGAGCTTGTCGGCGTCCACTTCCATGCGGTTGACGGTTTCCGCCATGTCGGCCGCGAAGCCGAACAGCAGGCCGTAGGGATCGGCGCGATCGTAGGACACCCACTTGTCGCCCACGCGCAGGCTGTAGGGCTGCCAGCCCTGCCGCAGCATCGCCTCGCGCTTGCCCGGCTCCTTCGGTCCCTGCCCCGTGATCAGGCCGCGGTCGGCATAGTCGGCCGCCATCAGCATGATCGACGTGCCGGTCGCCATCTTGACCGTCGCGAGCTGGGCCCGCGCGCCGCCGGCCGCCATGTCGTCGCGGAAGCCCGACATCAGAGGCGCCAGCGGCGTGCGCTCGAAGCCGTAGGCCAGAATGTTGATGGGAGTGCGCACGAAGGGCAGCACATACATGGTGGCCGGCCAGGCCTCGCGCAGCTTGAGCAAGGCCTGCGCGGCGTCGCCGGCATTCTGCGTGAAGGTGGCGTAGAGCGCGGCATCGGCCGCCTGCAGGCGGATGGTCTCGGGCGGATTGGCGACCAGGTCGGCCACGCGGGCGCGCAGCTCGGGCCCCTGCAGGCCCTCGGCGGTGGCCTGCCGCACCGCCTGAGCGCCCACCTCCATGCGATAGGCGATGGTCTTGAAGAACTCGTCCTCGGCGCCCAGCAGGCGCGACGGCACGCGCGCCACGGTGCCGAGGAAATCGACCGTCTTGGCCGCGGCGTCGTTTTCGATCCGGAAGGCCTCGGCCGTGACGGCGCGGCGATTGGGCACGTCGACCTTACCCAGCGCGCCGCCGGTCTCGCCGGACTTCAGCGCCAGCCACGAGGCCTTCCACGCATCCTTCTGCGCGGCGATCAACCCGTACATCATGGCCGCCGCCTCGCCCGGCGCCACCCCCGCCGGCAGCGCCCCGCCTTCGCGCACCAAGGTCGCCAGCTTCTCGGCGATGCCGCGCTCGACGATCTGCTGGGCCAGCACCAGCGAGTTGCTGGCGACGTTGACGATGTGGGTCTTGGGCGACGACAGCAGGCCGTTGATCCAGACCTCGGACACGGCATCCCACGTGGCCGCACCCCAGCCGCGTTGCGCCACCTGGGCGATGGCCGATTCGGGCGCCCCGGACTCGGCGAGGATCCCCATACGCCGCGCCAGGTCCCGCGCCATCGAATCGCCGCCGGCGGCCGACAGGGCTTCCATGATGGCGCGGCTGCGCTCGACGTCGCCGGCAGCGGTCGCCGGGATCTTCCAGGCGGCCAGCGCGCGGCCCGCTTCGGCGCGTGCCGCCAGCACTTCGTTCTGGATGGCGGCGTGCGTCGCCACCATGCGGCGGAACGCGAACAGGTCGACCGCGCCCGCGTTCGGCGCGGCGGCGCGACGGGCCGCCTCGACCAGGTTCTCCGACGCCATGGTGAGCATGCGTCGTGCGGCCAAGGTCTGCTCGGCATTGAAGGCCTGCCCCTCCATGCGGGCCAGCAGGTCCGGCAACGTCATGCCGAGCTGATCGGCTAGCGCCGCCGTCTCTTCCTGGGTGATCGTGCCGCGACGGGCGGCGGTGATCTCGGCCTTGAAGTGATCGGCCATCTCGCGCATCGCGACCTTGATGTCGTCGCCGGTCTCGATGCGCGCCCAGTTGATGGCGATGCGGCCGCCGGGCAGATTGCCAGCGGCGGGTTTCGGTTCGGCTGCCACGTCGGCGCGCGTGGCCAGATCGTCGGCCTTGGCGACCATGCCGGCAGCGTCGGGACCACCGACTTCGCGAGCATTCACCATGACACCCGCAGGCGCTTCGCTGTTGGCGATCGGGGCCGGCATGTTCGTGCCGGCGTCGTCGTAGGCTTTGGTCAGCCAGTCGCTGTCACGCGGGACATCGACATACCAAACCTTGCCCCCAGACTTCTCCGCATAGGCCGCTGCATAGTCGAGATCCGGCGACACCCAGCGACCACCATCAGGCTTGGCGCCGCCGTGATAGAGGCGCACGAAGCCCTCGGCCGGTTCACCATCGCCCACCGACCGCGCAACAACGTCGGCCTTCTCGCCGATCGTCACCAGCTTCGCCTTGGGGTCGGGATCGCCCAGCAGCTTGACCAGGTCGTCCGACGTCAGCTCGCCGTACTTCTGGCGCTGGGCGTCGAGCGCCGCCTTCTTCGCCGTGGCGGTCTCGCCGCCGACAGCCGCGCGTTGCGCGCGGTAGGCGCGCAGGGCGGCCAGCAGGCCTTCGGTCGCGACGCCGAGGCCGAGACCTTCGACGGCCCGACGCAGGCGGTTCAGCGCCTCGTTGTCGTCGGGATCGGTGGCGAGGAAATCCGGCACGACCTTTTCGAGCGCCGGCACCTTGTTCAGCATCGCCGTGAGATTGTCTTCGTTCGGATCGAAGAACAGCGCATCGGCCATCGCCCCGCTCGCCAGGCCGCCCTTGGCGCCCTTCAAGGTGACGCCCGCGCCCTTGAGCAGCTTGCCGCCGCCCACCATGCCGGCGAGGAACTGGGCGACTTCCTTCACGATCGGGCCGGTGACGGTGTCGGGCGTCGCGGGCACCGGGATCGCGTCGGCGATCGCCTTGGCCGGATTGTCGAGCCAACTCACGCCGGTCGCCGGCAGCGACAGGTCGACCACGTTGTCGTTCAGCCAGGTGGCCAGCGAATCGGCGGCCTGGAACAGCTCCCGGCCGGCCGTCGCGACACCGGCCGCCACGGCACGCGGGGTGCGCACGATCTCGCGGCCGACGTTTTGCGCAACCTTCAGCGGGTCGATGTTGCCGCCCATGGTCGAGGGGCTGACATCGCCAGTATCCGCCGGAACACCCGGCGCCGGGGGAGACGGCGCAACTGGCGGGGCCGCCGCCTCCCCCACGGTTGCCGCTGCGGGGGAGAAACCGGCGGCAACCGGCGCGGGCGCTGCCGTGGCCCCCGAGGGGGAAGGGGCCGGCGGCTGCACACCAAAACGGGCGCGCGCGCGCTCCAGGAGGGCATCGCTGTCCTTCTGGGCACGCTGCACGAGATAGTCGACGCCGGCATCGGTCGGTGGGGATGACCCCACCTGAGGCGGGGTTGCCTGCGCCATGACCAGCGGCGGCGGCGGGATATCGGCCGGGGGCGGGGCGACACCGCCCGGCAGCTGGTTCTCGCGCGTGATGTCGGGCGCGAATTCCTGAGCCCGGTTGCCGGCCTTGAGGTCGATGACGAGAGGCGTGTCGGCCATTAGGGTCGATCTCCGATCGCCGGGTTCGGCTTGTTCTTGTCGCGCTGCTTCAGGATCTCGCTCCACTGCTCGATCTTGCGAAGCTGGATGTCGCGCTCGGCGGCCGTCATGCCGCCGCGGTCGAACTCCTCGAGGACCTGGCGACCGGCGGCGTTCAGGTCGGCGTCGGTCACCCGCTCGCGCGGCTTGTCGATGAAGCGCGGCACGCCCAGCGCCTCGGTCATCTGGTTGAAGTTGACGAGGGCATAGCGGCGACGGATATCGTCGACGCGCTCGAACACCATCGCCGGGTTCGCGCGCATTTTCTCCACGCCCTGCCCCTGGGCGAACTCTTCGTATTCCCTGATCGCCCCGTTGAAGGCTGCCTTCTGCAGGTCGGCCGCCGCGCCACTCAGCATGGCGCCGGGCTTCAGGCCCTCGATCAGTTCCTGCTTGCCGCGCCGGTAGGGGCTGGCCGGCTGGTCGTCCTTCAACGCGAACTCATTGCTTTTCATCAGCGAGCGATAGGTCGGCATGGTGATGCGGTTGGCCGCCAGCGCGCCGTTGATGGAGTCGGTCATGTCGCGCGTGCCGATGCCGGTTTCGAGGACCATCAGCGAATCCTTGCTGTCCTCGATCGCGCCGCCGCGCAGCATGCCGCGCGCCGCCTTCCACTGCGTCTCGTCGAGCACCGGCCGGTACTGCTGCAGCACGCCTTCGGTGAGCTGGCCGGTCTCGTTGAGGTCGTAGATGTTCTTCATGGCCTCGGTGCCCTGCACCCGCAACGCGCGGCGCTCGGCGACCTCGGCCCGCGCGGCCTGCGTGTAGGCCAGGTTGGCGCGCCGAAGCTGCTCGTTGCCAGCCTTGTCGATCAGGTTCTGCCGCGCCACCGGGTCGAGGTTGGGCAGGAAGTCCGACTTCGCGAGCTGCTGGATCATGCCGGACGGGTTGTCGCGGATGAGGCGCAACGCCTCGGCCTGGTCGACCTTGGTCAGGGTCTGCTTCTTCTCGGCCTCGAACTGCGCCGGGGTCAGCCAGCCGTTATCGAGGGCCTGCTGGATGTTGGTCTCGATCTGGCCGACGATCGCGCCGCGCTCGACCGGGTTGCGCGCGTCGCCGGCCTTGAGCACCAGCGCATCGTTGCCGTTGCGCAGGCCGACGATGGCCTTTTCCGTCGTGTCGGTGCGGGCCTGGTGGCGCACGTTCACCGAATAGGAATCGGCCACCGGGTTCGACGCGCGCGTGAAGGTGGCGAAGGTCTTGCCGTCCATGCCCTCGCCGATCTCGGCATGGCGCTTCTTGGCATACTCCTGGAACTTGGCCTCGCGTCCCGCGATGTCGGGATCCTGCATCAGCTCGAGCCGCTTGCGGTCCAGATCGTTGGTGAAGGCCGACTGCGCTTCCGCCAACCGGCCCATGCGGTCGATGGCGGCTTCGGTCTCGGCCGTCTCGTTCAGCTTCTCGGTGAAGTAGAGCGTCGCGCGGCCGTCCTGCGCCGAGGCCTCGCCCTGGGGCACGAAGCGCACGGAAGCGCCGCCGGTGCGACCACCGACGGACTCGGGAACGATCATCTTGGGCAGGCCCATCAGTCCGGCCTCGGCGCGCTGGCGCCACCGTAGGACGGCGATGGACCGCGGCGCGTATCGAGCAGGTCACGCACCCGGCTCACGCCCGTCAGCAGCGAGGCCCCGCCCTGCGCATACGACGACAGCGAATTGTCCTGCCGCTGGGCCGCATAGCCACCCAGCAGCGCATCGCGCGCGGCAACCTCGCCCTGCCAGAGGCGGCGCAGGCGGTTGAGCTCGCCGGCACCCGCCGAGGCGATGACCGTCTCCAGGGGCGACCCCTCGTCGACGATGACGCCGCCGGCGCCGGCATTGGCCCGGATGCTGCCCAGCGTCCGGCGCGTGTTGAGGGCGATGTCCTCGGCATCGGCAGCGGCCTCGTCGCGCGCGCGGGCGGCGGCCTGCTGGGCGAGGATCATGTTGGCCTGGTTGGCGCTCGCCGTGCCGGCGGCGCTGCTCATGCCGCCCATGATCGACATGCCGGCGCTGGCGAGCGACGCGGCGGCCGACACGCCGGCGATTACTCCTGACATGACGGCCTCCCCTGCATCGCATCGCGCCGCGACTGCAGCTTTTCGACCTCGTCGGTGAACTCGCGCTCGGCGTCTTCGACCGTCGCCGCGCCGGTCGGAAAGATCATCGTGAGGTGTGTCGGCGCCAGCGCGCAGAACGCCTGCTTTCGATGCGCCGCCGCGGGCAGCACGGCGTAGCCGGTCAGCCGGCGCGACTCGTCGCCGACATAGACCATCGCGTCACCGCGAACGATGAGCACGGTCGGGATCTTGATGAGCGCGCCTGTGATCAGCACGCCGGCGGGCACCAGCACCGTGCGGGCATAGATCCCGCCGTGCAGGAAATGGTCGACCGGCAAGTCGACCTGCGTGCGCTCCAGCGCGGCGGCCTCGAGCGCGGCCACCTGGTCGACCTGGGCGTTGCTCATCGGCGGGATGGAGGCAATGGCATGCGACGAACCGCACCCGGTCTCGACGACAACCGGCACGTCCTCGCGCGGCGGCAGCACCTTGAAGAAGACCCGGTTACTCTCGCGATAGCCGACGCGCGGCAGGACCTTGGCCAGGTCACCGTCAAAGGGGGCGCTGACCAGCAGCCCCGGCGACCCGAGCTCGCGCGCCAGGGCCTCACCCGCGCGCAGCAACCTCAATCCAGCCCCGCCGGCACGGTGGGAACGCGCCACAAAGAAGCTCTCGCTGGCGGCAAAGCCGACGCCGTACTTGGGATGAACCGACATCAACAGGATGAGGAACCCGACAAGCGATCGGTCGGCCGCGAAAGTCGCGAGCACATGCAACAGGCCCTTGGCTTCGAGATCGCGATAGATATCGAAGCGCACCGCCGCAGGGGGCATGCCCGGGGTTTGGCTCTCCGCGAGATACTCGGCAACCAGCGCCGGGAAGGTCGCGGCTGTCTCGAGTTCGGCGAAGGGGATGGCGCGCAGATCGATCAAAACGGCCTCCCGCGTTCGGCGCGGCGCGCCTGCTCGACCGCCCAGGGGATGGCGTGGCCCATGCTGTCTTCCCACAGGCAGCGCTCGGCGACCTCGACCAGGCAGCGCCAGCGCACCGGCAACGGCTCGACATCGCCGCGCACGCGGGCGTAGGTCGCGCCATGCCGGCCGCCGGCGAAGGCGCCGCGGTTGAGGCCTTCCAGCGCCATGCCGAGGTGCAACAGCAGCTTGTGGCCCTCGGCCCAGTCGTAGATCGTCTCGGCCCACACGCGATGCGCCCAGCCCTCGACCGGGTGCAGGGCCTCTTCGACGATTCGGCGCATCTCGGGGATGACCTCGGCCCAGCCCGAAAAGGGCATGTCCTCGGCGATCAGGGTCCAGGCCCGGGCGCGCCCTTCCCTCTCGTCGATCAGGCCGCCACAGGCCACGACACGGCCGCCATGCAAGGCCGCCCGCGACGGGCCGGCGACCATGGCAGCGACGGCGGCATCGTCCAGATCGTCCTTCACCAGGCGTCGCGGCACACGCTGCAGCACCTGTTTCACGTGAAGCGGCGTCAACGGAACGAAGGAAAGCCGGGCTTTCGGGACGGCGGGCGTTACATCGGGCGCGGTCATCAACCCGTCTCCCCGACGACGTAATCGGGCGCCAGCGCCGTCACCGTGAACGGGCCGGCACTTTCCGAGACCAGCCAGGGCGCGACCGGCGTGTCGCCGTCGGGGCTGCCGCCAAGCACGATGTCGCCGGAGTACAGAGGCAGAGACAGGCCCGGCGGCGGGCTGTTCTTGCGGACCGGCAGCTCGCCCGATGGAGACCCATCCCAGCGCATCTGCCGCAGCCCGGTCGTGCGCAGCACGCGCGCACGGGTCTTGACGGCGTCAACCTTGCGGCCGATCGCGCTGCCCTTCCCGGTCTGCGGGTTGGGCGGCATGGGCTGCATTTCCGAGCGATACCAGAGGCCGACCGTGACGACCCATACATCCTCGTCGGGGCCGATCACGTCGTCAGGCAGCGTGCCGGCCGTGACGGTGAAGGGGCCGCGCTCGGCGCCATCGACCCACGCGCGCGATTCGTTCACCCGCCCTTCCAGGTGCTCCAGCCCCGGAAAGCTGTCGATCGACACCAGCCAGCCGCCGGCGGCGACCGGACTGGCTGGCGCCGCGGTCTCGACGGTGCAGGTGATGTCGGTCGCACTGTCGACGCTGTCGATGCGCAGGATGCCCGCCTTCCACTTCGGCAGGTTGAGGGCATCCTTGCCGTCGAGCGCCAGCACCTGGATGGCACGGCCCTCGTCGGCGCCGGTGAAGACGCCGGCACTGGCACGCCACAGGCCACCGCCCATGTCGGTCAGCGTTGCGTTGCGGGCGTCGCGCGTGGTGACGGCCATATCGAGGTTCACGGCCTCACGATCGGGGTCCGTGTTGCGGAGCTGCTGGGTCAGCACCTCATGGGTCACCGTCGTGCCGCGCTGCACCAGCAGCCAGATCTCATTGCCGCGCGTCGTCGGCAGGGTGCAGACCGACAGGACCTTGCCGCCGCCGGCCAGTTGATGCGGCGTGAAGGCGACGACCTCCTGATCCGGGAGGTACGGCCCCATGACGAGGACGCCGTCCTCGCGCGGCACGCAGACGAGGCCATAGGGCTTGTCGGCGTAGGCCAGCGCCACGCCCGGCGAATCGCGGAACAGGTGTTCGTTGCGGATGCTGATCTCGCGATAGCCCAGCGCGTCGGCATAGACCTCCGACTTGGCGCGGATCTCGCCCAGGCTGGAGCGCTGTGGATCGAGGAACAGGAGGCTTCCCTGCGCCCGGAGCGCCGGCACGTCGCCGCCGCCCGTGCTCGACGGCAGATCCTTGCATTCGCGGTCGAGCGGCGTCAGCGTCCCGCCGGCGGCGAAGATCTTGAAGTTGCCCGACGCCGTGACCGCGACGAGCACGCCGACCACCTTCACGTCGCGGATCAGCGGGATCTCGTCGGCCGGCACCACGACCTGGATGGCGTGGTCGTCATCGTTGCCGGGCGTGAAGTCGAGCGTGAAGATGGCGCCGGAGCGGCCAAGGTCGACACGCGGGAACGAGAGCGCGGGATTGCTTCCCAGCACCCAGCGCTCCTGATGGATGCAGATGGCGGCCGGGTAGCCGGTGCGCGCGCTGTAGAGCCCGAGGCGCCACGAGGTGGTGGCCGAGGTGCTGGCGACGGCGACCTTGAAGTCGACGGTGGCGTGCGTCGCATCGGCCACTTCGGTGATGACGCCCCAGGCCCAATCGGTCCCGGCCGCGATCTTGGCGCGCAGCAGGCGGCCGATGTCCTTCGAGGGCGACGACACGTCGAACACGTCTTCCGAGGACTCGACGGCGATCGGGCCGGTGCCGGTCGCGGCGGCGGCGACGGTCGTGTCCTCGCTGTTCTCCGGATAGTAAGGCCCATCCTTGAATTCGGACGGGGTGAGCGTGAAGGTCTCGGGCGGATTGGCCGCCGTGCGCTTCAGATCCTGCGTCGGCACGTCGCGATGACAGAAGCGCACCAGGTTGCCGGACTGCTGCCAGCGGAGCTGCCGGGCCTGCGCTGCCGTCCATGGCGTCGTGAGTTCATAGACCACGCCCAGCCCGTCAACCACCTGTGTGCCGTCCACGCGGATGAACCGCATGCGATAGTCGTAGAACTCGATCACGTAGGCGTCGCCCAGGTCGAAGATGAAGGGCGCCGTGAAGCGCGCACCCGCCGCCGCCGCAACGGCCCGCCGCGTTCCGGTGCGGCGCGTCGCCGGGCCATGCGGCACGACGAGCAGGTTGGTCCCGCGCGCGAGCGCGTTGGCATAGGCCGGCAGATCGGTGCGGCCCGACAGCAGCGGCGAGACCTCGCCCGTGGTGAAGAGAGAGAGCGGCGTGGCGACCATCAGCCGGTGCTCCGGCCGACAGTCCACGATCCGCCGTCGATTTCCTGCGCCGGGTTTTCCTTCGCATCGTTGTGCTTGGCGTCGGCCAGATCTTCCTTGGCCTCACCGCGAAAGGCGCGCGCCGCTTCCTTCGAGCCCAGCACACGCAGCCCCGCATAGTCGGCAATCGCCGACTCCATGGCCGCCGCCAGGTCATCATCGAACTGCGACGGCTCGATTCGCTCGATCCAGATCAGGTGCAGCGGCGACGGCTCGTCGGTTTCGACGAACTGACCGCGCACCCTGTACTTCGGATCCTTGCCATGACGCTCCGCGGAAAGCGCCCACACGCCGGCACAATTCGGCGGCAGCGGAAATTGGCGCGCGAAACCGAAGAGCGGCGCTTCCTCGGCCGCGTCGATCTTCGCCAGGCGCTCGGCGCTATTCCAGTTGTGCGACCGCAGCACACGCCCGTAGCGCGCGTGATAGCCATCGACCACCGCCGCCGCATCGTCGTACTGCTGCGGCGCGCCGCTGTCGGCATCGACCACCATCGGCGGCTTGCCGAGCAGGCCCAGCGCGTTATTGCACAGGCTGGTGATGGATCGCGGCGTGGACATCAGGTGGCGCTAGTCCTTGTAGAGCTTGTCGGAGAGCGGCTTCTTCGCCGCCGGTTCGAGCTCCATCGCCGTGATCTGCACCGACATGCGGCGGTCGACGTGGGTGCCCTCTTTGGTCTCGTGCTCGTCCTTGCCGGCGCCGACGACGCGCGCCTCGGCCATCAGGCTCACGATGGTGCCTACCTCGAGCGGTTCCGTGAGGCCCAGACGCTTCAGGGCCTCGTCGTCGAGCCACAGGCAGAGACCGCCGGCATAGCGCGGCATATACGAGTCGGGGGCGCTCTCCCGGATCTCGGCTTCACGTTCCGAGGGCGTGAGCTCCATCGACTTCAGCGCCATGACTGCCTCCCTGCGATGCGGCGCGACGGTGCGTCAGGCCAGGCGGTAGACCACCCAGACGTGGGCGGCGGTGCGGCGGGCGCGGAAGGTGCCGGAGCCGGAAATGATGGTGGCGTCGGTCAGCGCGCCCACCGTGGGATTACCCACGATGGTCACGTCGGTGTTCACGGTGATGGTCGCGTCGTTGCTCGCGCCGGTGCCCGTGTTGATGATCGTGAAGTCGAAAGAGTCGTTCACGACAGCGGCCGGCAAGGCGGCGTCCAGTTCGGTGCCGGTCGGGAGCTGGTGCACCGAGGGGCCGGTCGCGCCGGTCGTGGTGATGAGCCCGCCGACCAGGTCGGCCGCGGAGAGGCCGGCCGTGACGGTCTTGGCGGCGGGCGCGGCCTGCGCCTTCGTCACCGTGCCGGTGAAGGCCGGCGACGCGAGCGGCGCGAGCGCGGCATCGACCGCCGGCAGGGTGTAGGTCTTGCCCTCGGTGACGAGGAAATCGACGAAGCGCAGCAGCGTTTCGTGATTGAAGAAACGGAAACGGGACGTCGAGGCCATCGGTCACTCCGGGTAGAGAGGATGGGTCCGGCACCGCGCCGGACCCCGTGTGTTCGATCCGCCGGGGCCGCGGCGACTTAAACCGAATAGCCGCGCGGGTAGGAGATGTTGGCCTGACGATCGAGCACCAGTTCAGCGTCGATCTTGCCGGCGCTGAAGCTGCCGGTGCCGACCGTGTAGTACATGCGCAGGTAGCGCTCGGGCACGATCATGCGCGGCACGCGGACGCGCAGCGGCTCGTAGCCCGCGATCAGCGACGCAACTGCGATCGCCGAGGCGGACTGCAGCAGCGTCGTCGGCGTGCTGAAGCTGGTATTGTCGTCGCACTGTAGCGCGACGGTCAGGGTGGCCGCATCGCCCGTGACGAACAGGGTGTGGATGCGGGTGATCAGCTCGATCAGGCCGTTGTCGTTCAGCTCGCGCGCCGAACCGAGATCGAGATAGTTGGTCGAAGCCGCCGAAGCCGTGACGGCCTGGGCAGCACTGAACATCAGAAGCTTGTCGCGGATCATGGAAGAAACTCCGTTGGAGGGCGGGTCTGGCGACGGCCGCCGGAGCCCGAAGGCCCCAGCGCCCTACGCCGGATCAGACGACGCGCGACTCGTTGTTGCGGAGCGCGTCGACCTTGCGGATGGGGTTACCCATGAAAGCCAGGACCTTCTTGCCCGCGAACGTCTCGAAGGTGAGGTTCACGTTGCTCTTGTAGGTCGCCTGGATGCGCAGCCAGGTATGGACGCGGCGGTTGGCGTACCAGACCTTCCGGCCCCTGTCGTCGGGCGCCATATCGTCGGCCTGGATCATCAGCTTGATCAGGTCGGGCGGCGTGCTGCCACGCAGGCCGCCGGCGCCGGTCGTGACGTCGATGTTGGCGATGCGCGCGATGTAGCGCCAGTCGCGCACCATGAAGCCGGCGTTCCACTTGAAGTGGGTGCGCATGACCTGAAACTTGCCGCCGTCGGCGGCATCGGCCGTGTGCTCGCCCAGATTGCGCATCGTCAGGCCGGCCTTAGTGCCCTTGGGGTAGAGGCCGGCAGCGATCTTGCTGTCCCACGGAACACACCAGATCGAGGTGTTGTCCGAGCCGACGCCGCCGGAATCGAGCACGTTCCCTGCACTGGCCGCGGTCGCCTCGACCAGCGTGTTGAAGCGCGGCGCCAAGCCGTGGATCTGCTCGGGGTTGCTGGTCACGGTCGAGTAGAACACCGCATCGGCCATCTGCTTGGCGAGGCCCTGCATGTGCGCCGAATCCTCGTCGAGGCGGAAGGCATTGGCGTCGTTGCTCATGTCGACCAGCGCCTTGTCGACCTCCGAGTAGGCTTCGAGCATGCCGCAGGTGTCGGTGATCTGCGTTGTCGTGCTCTTGGTCGGCTGGACGCCGCCGTACAGAGTGCGCCAGGTGCCTTCCGGCAGGCCGGTGCGCACGGTGGTGCGGTTGCCCGTCGTCGTGTTGCCCTCGACCCACAGCATGTCTTCGAGGATCGGGTTCTGGACCGAGAGCAGTTCGACGATGTCGCGGTCGAGACTGCCTTCGACCATGCGGGTGGCCAGGTCGGCCAGCGTAAGCGCGGTGGTAGCGAGAGCCGGCATGTGGCCTTACTCCTTCTTGTCAGTGGAACCGTAAAGTTTGTCCGAGAGGGGAACGGCATCGGCCGACGGCCTATTGCCGCCGCCCGTGTAGCCGCTCTCGCCGATCAGCTTGCCGATCCCGATGAACAGCGATGTCGCCATCTTGCTGTCGCCCAGGAACGAGCCGTCGGAGAGCTGGATGTTGCGGAAGTCCTCGACCTTGATGCCGGACTTCTCGAGAACGCCGGCCAGCGCGCGGTTGCCGAGATCCAGCGCCTTGCCGAAGCCGTCGCCGAGATCCTTGCGCAGGGCCGCCTCGGTGTCGGCGGCAACCTTGGTCTGCACCCCGAGGATCTGCTGGGTGAGCTTGTTGTTGAACTCGACGACGGCATTGACCTGTTCCTGCGTCAGGCGCGCAGCGTGCGCGACCGGCAGGAACTCGGCCTGCAGGGCCTTGTCGCGTTCGGTGTAGGGACGATCCTTGACCTCGGGCACGACGTAGCCTTCGGACTTCTCGGGACGGCCGAGCTTGTTGGCCAGCGCGTCGAGTGCCGCGGCACGCTCCTCGGGCTTGGCATCGTCGCCCGGCAGTTCGATGGCCTTCGCGAAGCGGCCGGCCAGGGTGCCGACATCGGGGATGGCCTTCAGGCGGTTGTCGGCCTTGAGGTCGTCGGGCAGGGTCGCGAGCCATTCCGGCGGCGCGGTCTCGCCTTCCTTGGTCTTTGCGGCCTCGGCGGCCTCGGCGGCAGCGGCAGCAGCGGCGGCAGCCGCAGCATCGTCACCGCCACCGGCGCCACCACCGTCCGGCGCGTAGCAAATGCTGTTCCTGAAGTTCATCGCGGGCTCCCTCAATCCGTTGCGGCAAACGCCTGCACCGCCGGCGCGGGCGCGGCGGGCGGCTGCAGTTCCAGAGACCAGCCGAGCGCAGCCAGCAGTTCGTTGGCGAAATCACGGGCGGCGCGCTGGCGGACCAGCTCCAGGGGGTCGATGCGGTCCCCGGCATCGGCGATGCCGGCCTCGCGCTTGACGAGACCGCCCATCTTCGCGATCGCATCGACGAGCGGGCGATGCTGCGGGTGGCCGTAACGGTCGCGAAGCTCGCTCATGCCGCCACCGCTGCGGGCGACGCGGCAGCGCCGCCGCTGTTCTGCATCAGGCCCGAGATCACGGCGGCCATCGGCGCCATGTTCTTCACGCCCGTGGTGAAGTCCTTGAAGCCTTCGCGCTGATCCTGCTCGGCGACGACCTGCTGGCGCTGCTCGCGCAGGCGGTCGCGCACCTCGATCGGACGCAGCACGGCAGCCGGGACGCCGAGACCGTCGGCCTGGCTGCGCAGGCCCTCGTCGATGTCGAAATTGTCCCACAGCGCCGGATCGCCCATTTCCTTGATGAGCGGCGACAGCACTTCCCAGCTCTGCGAGATGGCGCGGGCGGTGCCCAGGCGCATCGCCTTGGCGTCGGGCGAATCGAACGAGGCCTGCAGCGGCTGGCCGCGCATCTCATCCGGCGCGGGCGGGATGACGCCGCGCATGCGCGCAAGGATGTTGAACGTCCGCGTGACCAGCGGCCCCAGCCGCTCGTTCTCGTGTCGCATCAGCACCGGCACCAGGCCGCGCTTGGATTCCGCCTCGAGGGAGATGAACTGCGTGGCGGTGTACTTCGGGTCGCGCGACAGCTCGATCAGCTGTTTCATGTAGGAACGCCGCACCAGCTCACGGCGATCAATGATCAGGTCGAGGCCGATATCAACGCGCGTGTTGGTCAGGAGCGGTCGGGGATAGGCGCCGTTCGCCATCAGGGCAGCCGGCACGCGCGTGATGGAGCGATTCTTCAGCGAGACCGGGCCCATGTCCTCGTCGTCGGGCGCCATCATAGGGCCGTCGATGGTGCGCTCACCGGCCAGCAGGGTCGTGCGCGTCATGCGCTGCAGCACGTCGATGTCGCCCAGGGCCTTGTGGCCGCATCCGCGGCCATAGCGGCGGCCGGCGCGGCGGCGCATCCGCGAGCAGATATATTCCAGCTCGTGGCTGCCGCCGTCCTCGACGATGTGCGGCACACCATGCGCCAGATAGATCGAACGGAACGCCATGTTGCTGCGGTCGCCGCGCGAGCGGTCGCGCTCGGTGCGCGGCTTGTTGATGTGCAGGAACTTGAACAGCGTGAACTGGTTGGCGTTGCTTTCCGCCGCCGTCACGATCTGGTCGGGCAGGTTGTCCTTGCCCCACTTGTCGTAGGCGGCACGCGCCGACAGCTCAAACTCGCGGTGCACCGTGTCGATGACGCCGTCGGCATTCTCGTCCCACCAGATGTGGGCCATGTCGCAGGCGCGGTAGAGCGGCAGGCGGCCCGGCTTGTCCTCGACATGCAGGCAGGAATTGCCGAGGTGGATGTACTGGACGTTGTCCTCGTCGACGGCGAGGTTGAACAGCGTCGTGGGATGGCGGAAGCAGCGCAGCATCCGCGAGGTGGTGTCCCACAGCCAGTGGCCGGCATAGGTGTCGCGCTCGTAGACGCGATCGAACAGGCCGAGTTCCATCCAGCGTGTGGCCGGATTCGTCGTCATCGCGAGGAAGGCGCCGGCGGCGGTCTCGCCGGCATCCTCGGCCGTGTTGTCGAAGATCTCGGTGCGCACCGCGCCGACCTGGTCGGAGGCGCTCTGGTCGGGCGGCGTGCCGTCGGGATAGGCCAGGTCGATGATGCGCCGCCAGATCGGTTCCTCGGCCGTCCGGTAGGCCTTGATGGCCTCATGCTCAGCCCGCAGGCGGATTGCATCGGCCTCCTGGGCGGGCGTCATGCGGGCCATCAGCCCAGCGCCCCGAAGTTGCCGAGGAGTCGTGAGCCCGCCGCGCGCTGCGGATTGTCGGTGGCGCCGCCGTTGAGCAGCGTGGCGCCGCGGCCGCCGATGCCGGCCTCGATCACGCGCTGCTTGCGCTCGGCTTCCTTGACGGCGGGATCGTCCTGCTTCGGCGCGTTGGGCGCCTGCTGGTAGACGATCATCGGGACGGATGCGGACGGAGGGGTCACGGGCACTCCGGTCGTGAGACCAGTGGAGAGAGCCCAAGACCAGAACACCCGAAAGCGTTTCACCGTCAAGCGGTGGTGGTTCCCAGCTATGACACCCCGTGTAATAGCTGGCCCTCAGTCGGTGTCGGCGAACTCCTGCTTGCGAGCCTTCTTCGCCCCGCCCTGCTTCTTGCCTTCGATGATGCCCACGGCCTCGTTGTCCATCGCGTCGTACTCGCAGGCCTCGGCGACGTCGCTGTGGGGATGGTTCTTCGCCGGCACGTCGGCATCGCGCGTCGCCATGCCGGCGCGGATCTTCGGCCAGTGGAACAGGCCGCCCAGCGCCATGCGCAGGAATTTCGCCTTAGGATCGACCTGCATCGCCGGATGGCCGTCGGTGATGCGGGTCAGATGGTCGCGTAGCGCCGAACGCCTGGTCACCGGGTCGTTGGTGCGGGCGGGCTTGATGTCGATGCCGGTTTTCTTGCGCATCGCCAGCACCCAGTTGAGCTGCCCAGGCGCGGCGCCATAGACCGCCGTAGGATCGACGCGCGCCTTGATGGCAAAGCGGTCGCCGTTCCAGCGCGCGAACTCAGGCTGGCCGAGGACCTTGTTGATCGCCTCTGCGAACTGGTCGACGCCGGCATTGTGGCCAACCACCACTTCGTCCTTCACGCGCAGGCAACGACCCTGGCCCATCTGCGAGATCGTCGCCGCGGGGTTGAGCGTCATCAGGCCACCATCCATGCCCATGCGCAGAGGCAGGTTCGGGTCGAGCGTGACGGGCTTCGTGTGCACGAGATCCCGATACTCGGGATAGACCGGCTTGCCGGCATTCGGCAGCGCGTGCTCGTTGTCGATCTGGCGGCGGATGGTGCGCTCGTCGGATTCCTTGATGATCCCCTCGTAATAGCCTGCGCTGAGATTGTGCAGGTTCTCGGCATCGGGCGAGCGGCCCCCCGGCTGCTCGAACAACTCAACGCCGGATTTCCAGCGGTTCGCCATCTTCATCTCGTAGGGCCATGAGCCGATCAGGAATTGGTTGCTGACCAGGTAAAGGGTCGGCGATCGCGCACCGATCCCGTCGATGCCACGCGCCGGATAGCGGCCGAGGCGCGTGATCGCCTTCTCGTAGACCGCCCTTGGCAGGGTATCACCCTCTTCGAGCCAAATGTCCGTCGTCGGCAGGCCGCGGAAGAAGTTTTCAATCGCTTCCTCCGTGCGATGCTCACCCAACGCGCGCAGCTGCAGCATGTAGTCAACGGGGCCGACAGGCCGGGGGAATTCCAACTCGAGCCTGAGATCGAGCGCGCTGCCCTTCGATCCTTCCCAGAAGACGCCGGGCGTCGAGGCGCCATTGGTCATCTTTGGCCACCAGTCCTCGAGGAAGGGCACGGTCTGCGACCAGGCGTTCAGGTATGTGTCACGGAGCAAGGTCAATCGATAGCGACGGATGCCGTCGCCCCAGACTGGTTGCTTCGCCGCGTTGACGAAGGTGGCGCCCATCGCGCCCGTGCTCTTGCCGCCACCCAGCGGCCCGGTCAGAACACGGACGCCACGCGAGGTAGGCGTCGCCCGCTCCGCAAGCATGCTGGCGATCAGCCTGTCGATGGTCGGACCAGGCGAGACCCACGGCCGCCGCATGAGGTTGCTGAAGAGGTTCGCGCCAACACCGCCGCTCATCGCCCCGCCCCCGTCCCCGGGTTTCGCCCTTGGAAGTTTTCGCGATTTTTGGACGGGCCGAAGCCGAAACGGCAGGGCGCCATCTGGCGGTAGACCCCCGCATGCGCCGGGCGGCCGCAAAATCGGGGGGCCGGGTGGCACTGGGGCCCCCCTGTAGGAACGACGCGGCTCGAGCCGGGCGGGCGCGCCATGCTGCTGATCCCGAATGACGTTGTCGCGGACCGGGAGAATGGCATCCGTTGCCGATGAAACGGGCACTTAAGCATCGTCGTCGCCCTCCGCGTTCAACTCTTCCGCGTTCAACTCTCGGGCTTCGCCTTCGATAACCCGTTGATTTTGCTCGATTCCCAACAGGTCGGCGAGAACGTCCCGTGCGGCTTCCTTGGTGGCCTCTGCCGGCGCGCCGCCGGTGAACATCGCCACCGCGATTCGCGCGCCCGCGCCCTGCTGTTCCTTCGGCTGGGGCGCCTGGCTGTGCTGGTAGGGCGCCACATAGCGGCGGCTGGCCAGCTGGATACTCTTTGCGGTCTCCACCCATGCGGCGATCTGGGCCGACGTCGGCTCGACCTCGCGCCCGAAGATCCTGCACGCGGCAATGTAGGCCTGTGCGAGCTCGGCCACGATCGAGATAACCGGCCGCGTGGCGTCCTGGGCGAGGCCTTCGACGGCGCTGCCATACTTGGCGACCAGGTACTCCCGGAAGGCCAGCGGCACCTGGTTGCGCGCCCCGACCGGCCGCCCGGGCTCGCGCGCCTTGTCGTCGTCGGGCAGCGGCGCAACCCCCACGAACCGCCGCACCGCCAGCCCCGGCAACGCCAGCTGCTCGCCCCCGTGCAGGAACGCCAGCGCCTCAAGCGCTGCAGCCTGATCGAGCGCCGCGCGCATCGACCCGCGCCGCGCCTCTGCGGTTTTTCCCGTATTTCCGGCCTTTTCCGCTCGCACCCTCTTAGCCATGGCAAGACACACCAGACGGTGCGCGGACACTCGAAAGACACCTAACCCATTGAGGAATATGGATATTTATAAAGTGTCTGGTCTGTCTGTTCACTTCGCACACTCCCAACGCGCGCGCACGCATGCGCATGTGTCAGCGGCGGCCCAAAATGACCAGACACACCAGACAGGCAGGAATTGTGCTTATGAAACAATGGCTTGAGCGTCTTCCCCCTGTCCCGGGGGTGTCTGCCGTGTCTTCCGACGCGGTGCGCCCAGCGGCAGGGATGCTGCCGCAAGCAGCGGACCTTGTCTAGGAAGTGAGGGGAGCGGGTGTGGGTTGGGAGTGAGCGAGACCGGGCGATCTAGGCGGGACCGGGCGAGCAGTCACGCCCGATCCGATCCGGGGAATGATCTTCGATACCTTGGGGCACGGGGAGGTTGAGCGGCAGCGTCGCGCGCTCGACGGCACGACACCGCCGGCGCAAGCGCGCCGCCGCACGAAAGCCGACCAGCGCGCGCCGGACCTATGAGGTTTGTCATGAGAGCGCGGCGCGGCCGCGCTCGCCGCTACCGCAGAACGCGACCAGGTTGACGAGGCGACGCCGGCATCGGCAGGAAAGGCCGCTTTTCCGCAGGAATGACGCGGTAGCGTGTCACGCCGTCGTCATCGTAGGCATCGACTACGCCCAGATACCAGAGCAGGAAGATCGCGCGCTTCACGCTCTCCAGGCTGAGACCGGTCGACTCGATCATCTTCGTTGGATCGGTCTCGCCATACGCTTTGACCGCGGCCAGAACGCGCAACTGATGGTGGTGCAGATGTGCCTCTATCCCGTTGTGAACGTGGGTCGCGGTTGGCCGGCCGCCTGGCACCGGCGAATCGGCACGGCCCCGGAAATAGTTCCACAGGACCTCGTAGGCCTCCTCCTGGTAGCGCTCCAGCAGCGGCCTAATCGCCGGCTTCACCCGCCTGGTTTCAATCGTCATCAGCCAGCCGGGGATCAGCTTGAGCCGCAGGCAGACCGTTTCCTGCACTCCGCCAGGCGAAGGGGTGTGCATGATGCACACCCCTTTGGCCAAAACGGGTGATCTTTTCAGCCTCTGCAATTGCCCAGCCCACTGCAAACCTAGATTTTCGACGAGCGGGCGCATGGCCACCAGCACCTCGCCATCTCGCTCGCCAGCCCACACCGTATCGTTATGAAACGGCACCGCGATCATCTCGCCGCGCGCCGCCGAATCGTCTGTCGCCTGCTTTGCCATCGCTCAACTCCTCACATTCTCTCAATGCTCTTGATCAGGGCCTTCTTTTCCTCGGCACTCAGCGGTGCCTCGGAGAGCTCGCGCGGGCCGGCCGGGGCCGGCGCGGGCTTGGCGGCGAGCATGTCGCGGAACGCCTTGTTGGCGCGGCCAAGATGCTCAGGCAGCCGTTCGGTGAGGTAATCGACGCGCTCGGATTGGGACCGGGCGTCGAGCTCGACGATCATCTGGGAGAGGGTGGTGAGCTGGACGAGTTCCAACTCGAGATCCGACCACGGGTCGGGCGGGCATTTCCACTT